TAAAGCCATAATAACGTACCGTTTTTGTGCCGAGTAAATCTTTTCTTACAACCTCGTTACCATTGTTATATAACACTACGGTGTAATCAATATCACTATAACCGCTTGCTGGTGTTATCCTTATTTCATAATACCTATCTTCAAATAAATCAGGCATCCCCGTATAAATAACCTCATCCGTTGTAGTGTTCACAGATGCGCTGACCGTTGCAAGTGTACCGATTGCGGTTATGTTAACCGTTACCGGGTCTCCTATTGATTTAATCAAACCCGCTTCGCGCTGCATCCACATAAATAAATTATAGAATTGCGCCCTATCAAAAAAATCACGCGAGAATGTTACACTATATTTGGTCTCGATTGCTTCGATTAACTTAATTAACCTAATCGCTGGTTTGAATTCGCGGTATGAAATTTGATTATTTGATTTCAATAAATCGCGGTTGTGGTTTGGCCCTAAATCAAAATCGCCAATGCACGAAATAAGCGGGTAATACATATCTGCATTTATACCCGATCCTGCCATTGCCTGCACTATTGCGCTGCTATATTCGTGGTCAAAGTCTGACAAGTCCAAACTTGATAACTCGTCATCCTTAAATAAGTCCGAAAGGTTAACCCCCGCTGAAAAAAAGGTTATGCTATAAGATTGCGCTTTTAATAAATCAAGTTTGGCCTCTGAAAGTTGAAAAGTACCAAATCTAAACGGTATACTATTAACTTCCAAATGCCCCTCTACCCTTAAATTAGCATTAAAAGTACCGTCAACATCAGCATCGTACCAATGCTGAAAAATAGCATTATTACGCGGTGTAGATGGCACGCTAAATGTTTGGGTAAAATCCGAGAATATTTTTGAAATATCCTGAACATCCTTAACCTGCAGATTTATCTCAATTTTTTCATCGTTAAATAAATCAAGTTGTTGCCCTTGTATATAAACGCCTACGGTCATTACTTTACGTTATTCATTAAATCGTGCGAAATTGTAAACTCCATCGTGTACTGAATGAGTTTGTTTATGTGGCTTGTTTTTTCGGCCCAACTATTCGATGTGATATTAACCGGAAGTAATACGCCATCGACTTTTAAATAAACAAATTCAGAAAGCAGTAACTCCTTAATTAACTCGTTTTGGCTTTCAGGCAAAAAGTCGGTATTAGCCGTAATCTTTTGGCTTAATGAAGTAAGGTAATCACGCTTTGAATGGCTGCTTAAACTATACTGCCCAAAGTTTGATATTACTTTTTGATAATTTTGCGAAGTACGGCTATAATCGTTTTTACTTAATTTACTAAATGCCATCGATTGCCAAAACCCGTACTTGTTTTTAAACAAACAATTAAGCACATCATAACGGCATTCCACACGCCTTTCTACGGTATGGGTGTAAACATCCTCGCCGTATGTAAATACCGCAGTAAAACTGGCATCGCCATCGTGGTAAGCGGCTAAATTAATGTACCCTATATTTTGCGTTGAAAGGTTGGTATCATAAGCAAAGGTTATCGTTTGCCCGTTTACTTCAATATCATCAAGCGCATCAGTTAAAAAGTAAATAGGGTAATCCTCGTTATTGTAAATAACGTGATGCGTGTTACTTGTTAATATCGGCGTTGGTATTTCGGGGTTTATTAACTCTGTGTGATACCCAAAGCCATCGACTGCTAATATCTGTTGCTCAATAGTAAAAAGTAAGTCATCTGCAAGGTACACATCCGCTTCGGCATAACACCAAACCGTATCTTTAAAGTCAACGCTGAAACTTCCCTCTTGTCCTATTGTGGTTATGCTATTTTGAACGCGATCATTTAAAAGTTGTGCAATATCAAAGCCGATTGTTGGTTGCCCTGCTTGCACTACATATTTAGAAAGCGTGTAAGTTGGCGATGCTGGTTTGTCATCCACCTTATGCCCCGTGTATATATACAACCTTAACACCATCCTATCATAAGCCACACCCGGCGAATATCTAAACCAATACGGGGAACGGCTCAATACAATAGCATCGTTAAAGGTAATCGTTTCAGGGTTTTCAAAAGTATACTCTTCTTGCGTTCCAATTCCCCAAGCATAAGTGTAACTCGATGCTTCGGTAGTTGTATAAACCCAAACACCTTGCACATCGATTAAGTTATTACCGAAAATCATTTCAATAGTATCGCCTACAATAGTAAGTTCAACATCATTCTCAAAAGCGGTTTGTAAACTATCAGCCGTTTCTTGTACCGTTTCGGCTAATGTACCCTGAACCCTTATAGCGTTGCCGCTACTTGTACCATTAAATCGGAAGTACCTAACTATATCATAAACTAAATTGTTATCATAAACTATCTTTAACCCAAAACCGTAAATTGTATTAATAATTCCCGGAGATGGCGAAACGGGTTGTCCGGTAAACTCTAAACTAAACTTCTTTGCCCCCATAATTTTTTAGTGCTATATTCATAAATCCCTCTATATCTAATCCGTAGGCATCGACCAACTCCGCTGGCAATTTCTCATAAGCCAAATCGAATGGCCTACTAAAGAAGTTAGTCGGCTTCAAACCTTTGTTATAAATCGACCTTGTTATTAATCGTGCCGTTTGGTCGAATGTCATCCGCCTGCCCGTTTCATTGTTCGTAAACTTTATGCCCCTTGACCGTACCCATTTGCCGATGCCCTTTGTTAACCCGCCTTTTTTACCGCGACCGCTTCCAAATTTAAAAGGCGATTGCGGTGCGCGTGCTGATGATTTTGCACCCTTTACGCCTTGATCTTGAAACTTCCCATAATCGGCCATTAGAAAATCAACCTGGATGCTATTCTTGCTGACCTTTGAATTGAATTTAAGCGACTGATATAGTGCATTGCTTACATTTCTGCTTTGCCGCGTTAAATTAGCACGCGATTGGGTTACAACGTATTGCCCAAATTTATCTAAAGTGCTTTTTAAATGCGATTTGTCTAACATAAACTAACGTTATTTGTCGCAATTAAATTAAACTCCATAGACCACCCGTCAAGCGTATTCCCAAATTCAAATAATATCGGCTCGGCTTCCGGCTCGTTTATCATTTCAATATCAAACTCATTGTTTTGGTTTCTTATGTAAAAAACCAATTTATTAAGTATAGCCAAACACAAATTAAGGTTATCTATTTCATTATCATTTTTTCTAAACTTATCTGTAATAACTTGCTTACTTACCATCCTTTGGTCAAGTACACTAACCTTGAAATCTACCCTTACAAGTCCCTGCGGAAACCCTGCTCGTAGCACTTCAATATGTGCAAGCGGGTAAATGTTCTTTTTTTCCAAATCAACATCCGAAGCCAATCCGTGAATAACGGTATTCACATCAGGGTCATTTATAAGTTGGTCTTTTAAAAAGTTAATAAGTTGGTAGTAGCTGTTCATTTGCTTTGTTTATTTGTTTGGCTTCCTCATTCGCTTTGTCAATTCGATATTCCAAGTCTGTCAAGAAGCTATGTATGTCGAGTTCAACTGCTCGCTCAAAAGTAATTCTGCGGCCTGAAGCGACTGTATCAATGCTTGCATACCATCCCCATTTTTGGCTGAAGTTAATCCCTGCGAAAGTGTCTCGGCTTGTGGACTGGTTTGTAAAAAGGTTTGAGTAGCGGATAGCAACTCTTTGCTTAAAGTCCAAAAAAAAAGCACCGCCCCCAATGCAATACCTGCTGGCATATTTACAAGCGATTGCCGATATTTATCCGCACCCTCGTACTTCTCGATTTGGTACATTTTGCCAAAACTCTCTGTTATCGGCCTATAACAAACCGCCATCGCATCGTAATATGTACCCTCATCAGAAAGGTAGGTGTCAAGGTCGATATACTCCCCTGCGCTGATCTTATCAAGATTTGGAATAAAGCCGTACTCTACGCCATCGAGTTTAAACCTTTCTGTAAATTGTGGCTTTTGTGTTAGGGTGTTTTTTAGCGTTTCTACAATTTCGGCAAAATCGTTAACCTCTAACGCCTTTGCATCTTCAATGCTTAAATTACAGAAAATCGTTACAAGTGAAAGCGTTAAAAAGTCCTCGTGGTCTGCATAATCTTTAGCTAACTTTCTAAAATGCAAATACTGATTTAAAGTAATTTCGTTTAATGAAGTCGGAATAGATATTTTCATACCTATATAACGAAATTACGCTAAAACGTACTTTCCCTTATTTGGCTTGCCCACCACATCCCAAAGCACATAGCCAATCGGGTCAAGTGTATGGTTAAACGCATCTATTGCGGTTTGGCTTTTCTTATCGTGCCAAGCGTAGTTATTTAATTCCTTAATGATATTGATGCTATCAGGCGAAACCACAATCGCCCAGTCTTGCATCAATGCCAAGCGGTCAATAATTTTCGGTTTTTCAATTCCCTTTATATTACACCCTTGTGCTTTAAGTTCGGCAATTAATCGCGGCTCTGCACTATCCGCAATAATCAAAGCGTTGCCCGCATACCGTTTATTCTCGGCTGCTATTTCAGAAGTAGTTAATTTGGCTTTATATAAATACTCTTGTACGTAAATCGTTTTGCTTTGTTTGTCTATTGAGCATTTAACAAGCGTTGTGGGGTCGATGCTAAATCCATAATCTTGACCGTAGTATTCATAGCCAGTATTAACATAATCGCCAATTCGCCAATTTGTAAATATTACACCCTCTGCCTTATCGAGCCAACCGCCCATTAATACGTGGTTATACTTTGCAGGGTTGTGTATCTTAATGCTTTCTGCTTCATCAATAAATGACTTATCTAAATTATCGATATTATCAAGGTAGGAAGTATGAATATAGGTTGTATTACCTTTCACACCATTAAAGCCGGGTTGTACTCCCGCTTCTTCAAAAAACCGTCTATAAATCCAATGCTCTTTTGTCGATGGGTTTAAGATTAAAATAACGCGGTTTTGTTTGCCCTTTTGCCTTATTGAAAAGTTTATTTTGTCAAAGGTGTTTTCATCAGTTAACTCTTCTGCTTCATCCAATATCCAAGTCGTTACACCTTGCAACGATTTAAGGTTTGCGGTTTGGTCGCCTGATGAAGTCTTAATTCCTCTAAATATTATTTCAGTACCGGTTGCAAGGTTTACGATTTCTTTTTTTCTGATTTCAAAATTACTACCCACTTGCATTAAATCCAACTTCTCCTGAAATTCAGGAATAATAGAAAGTTCCGCACTGGTCATTGTTTGCCTTGTGAATAGTATCTTATGGCCTTGCTCAAAAGATAGCAAAGATGCAAATGTACCAACTGCAAATGATTTACTTGAGCCACGCCCGCCAGTTAGCAAAAAGAAACGGGTATCGTTGCTAAATATCGGTTTATATTTAGGACTTAAAGTTATCAATCAGAAACTGCTTAATCTTTGCAACGCCATCAATATCAACCAATATATGACCGCTATCTCCATTCTCACTTTCTAACATTATACACAAATCGCCATCTTCAAATAGTTGAAATTCAAAGGTATCGTATTCAATATGGCTATTTGTAAAATTAATCATTCTTAAAGTTTAGGATGTCTTTTACTTCAAAATTAGAAAGCAAATGGTTGTTGATATTCGTTTGAGTAGGCATATTATACCCGCTATCCATTAACGCTTTGTATGCGTTTACATCGCCCTCGCGTGCTTTTTTTATAAGTGCCAAAGTCATAAGGTCTTCCTGACTCATAACTTCTGTTTCGCCAGTCAAAGGGTTTTTCAATTTTTGGTTTACCTCTAACCAATACCGCGCGATGGTACTTCTATTCTTTACGCCTTTAGGTCTGCCGTTCGGGTTGCCGCTTTCGCCTTTTGCCCACGCTGGTTTTAAATTATCTTCTTTTGGCATAATCGGTGCAATTTCGGTGTTTATATAATTTCAACTCCGTTCTTCTTAATAACTAAACTTGAGTCAAGTTTGCGCATACGGTCAATTATCACTTGGCAGTATTTTGGGTCTAATTCCATACCATAGCATTTGCGTTTAAGTTGGTGTGATGCGACCATTGTTGTTCCGCTTCCAGTAAATGGTTCAAATATTAATTTAGTACTTTCATTTAATGCTATTGCTTTACTTGGTAATCCTATTGGAAAACACGCTTTATGTGTATCTGTTTGGCTTCCTGAATTATTTACTTCCCAAACATTATGAGTAACATCATATTCTTTATTTAAGTGTCTTATTTCTTCGTTAGTTTTAAACATAAATATAAATTCAAAATTACGAGTTAAACCATTTGCAGTAGGTATAGCATTTTTTTTCCAAACTATTGTTTCTTGTAGTTTATCTCTATAAGGATAAACACATTCTATATATTCAAATCTACTTTTAGCATTATAATTAATATTCCAAAAAATATAACCATATGTATTTATAAAACATATATTCATTACTGAATGTAAAAAATCAATATATTCTTGTGATGTTTTATTATCTGTTTCGTTGTTTTCGTATAATGG